ATGGATATCGTCATGGACGCGATCCTGTACGGGCACAAGTGGGCGGTCGACCGCTCGATCACCGCAACCTATGTCAAGGACGTGACCGAAGGCCTGCAGGCGTTCATGCGCGACCTCAAGAACCAAGGCGCGATTATCAATTTCGAGGTCTACGCGGACACCGAGTTGAACACGGCCAGCCAGCTGGAGCAGGGCAAGGTTTATTGGAACATCCGGTTTACCGATGTACCGCCGGCTGAAAACCCGAATTTCCGCGTCGAAGTCACCAATCAATGGCTGACAGAAGTTCTGTCGGCCGCCGCTTAAGGAGCGCACCACATGGCAATGATTCCCGAAACCCTGGCCAACCTGAATCTGTTTGTCGATGGCGTCAGCTTTCAGGGCGATGTGCCCAGCCTGACTCTGCCCAAGCTCACGCTCAAGATGGAAGAGCACCGCCCCGGCGGCATGGACGTGCCTATCGAGATGGACCAGGGCATGGAGAAGCAAGAAGCCAGCTTCACCACCACCGGCGTGCGCCGCGAGTCGTTGAAGTTCTTTGGCCTGGCCGATGGGACCGGCTTCAACGGCACGTTCCGGGGCGCCTTCAAAGGCCTCAAAGGCAAGATCACCGCCGTTATCGTCACCCTGCGCGGCAGCCTCAAAGAGGTGGACATGGGCGACTGGAAGCCCGGCGATAAAGCTGAGTTCAAGCACGCTGTGGCCCTTACCTATTACAAGCTGGAAGTGGACGGCAGGGTCATCTACGAAATCGACGCCCTGGGCATGAAGCGCGTCATCAACGGCGTTGACCAGCTCGCCGCACAGCGCACCGCCCTCGGCCTGTAACCCCCTCTCTTTTTTGAAATAAGGATTTTCCCCATGGCACAAGCAACCAAAACCCCGTCCTGGCTGATCGTTACCGGCGACCGCGTGACCGTCACCCTGACCAAGGCTATCGAGGCCAATGGCATTCAAGTCGACAAGCTGTCGCTGCGCGCGCCGACCGTGCGCGATATCCGCAGCGCGCAGGCCGGTGCCGGCGACGAAGAGCAGCGAGAACTCAACCTGTTTGCCAGCCTGGCCGAGGTCAACGTCAAGGAACTGGAAGGCATGGCCCTGAAAGACTACACCCGTCTGCAGACTGGCTATTTTCGCCTGGTGCAGGACGACGAGCTTTAACCCCAAGTTGCAAAAGCAGCTGGCCAAGCGGCTGGCTGTCGAGCTGGGTTTCTCGGCCGCTGAGATAGCGGCCATGCCTTGGGAGGATGTGGTCTGGTGGCTCACGGATTGAGCCGTTGAGGGGTAGCGTATGGCAAGCAAGCTGGCGTTATCGCTGGTGATCGGGGGCGCCGTCGCATCGTCGGTCGGCGCCGCGTTCAACACGGTCGAGGACCGTATTGGCAAGCTGGAGAAGAAAGGCAACAAGGCCAAGGTGCTGAAAAGCACCATCGGCGAAACGGTCAAGCTGCGCGAGGAATGGAAACGGGCGCACGACACCGGCGCCGCCGGCGCCGACAAGCTGCTGCGCAAGCTGGAGGGCAATTTGACGGCCTTGCGCAAGCAGGGCGTCGAGGTCGGTCGGCTCGGTCAGGAGTACAAGCGCCTTGCGCGCGAGGCCAAGGCGGCCGATCTGCAGGTTAAAGGTCATCAGCAGATCAGCGCGGGCAAGGCCTCGCTAACGTCCAACCTCGGCAAGGCGGCGGTCGGCGTTGGCCTTACCGCGATCCCGACCAAGATCAGCGCGGATTATCAGGCGATCATTCGTGATATCGCGATCAAGGCGGATGCGGTCAACACGCCGCAGGAAGTGCAGCTAAGCCGGACGGTGATCGGCACGGCCGACAGCACCGGCATGGCCCGTAATGACGTGGCGGACCTGATCAACCAGTTGGTTGGTGCCGGCATGGAGCTGGACAAGGCCATGGCCTACGCGCCGACAGCGGCCAAGTTTGCGATTGGTCAGGGCGCGTCCGGCGTCGACACGGCCAGCATGATCATGGCCCTGCAGCAGAACGCCAAGATCAACGACCCGAAGGTGATGCAGCAGGCATTGGAGGCTATTGCCTACCAAGGCCAGGCGGGCAGCTTCGAGGCCAGCGACATGGCGCGCTGGTTCCCGCAACTGCTGGCCAGCATGGAAAAGAACGGCAGCACCGGCTTGGATGCAGTGACGTCGCTTGGTTCCATGCTGCAAGTGCAGATGAAAACCGCGGGTAGCTCGGACGAAGCGGCCAACAACTTCAAGAACTGGGTTGAGAAAATCGGTTCGGGGGATTTGGTCAAGGCCTACGCGGATGTTGGTATCGACTACCAAGGCTCGCTGAATACCGGCATTCAAAAGGGCATGAGCAGCATTGAGTCGTCGATGGCCCTGGCAATGAAATATGTGGAAGCCACGGACCCGGCGAAGGCGCAAAAGATCAAGGACGCCAAGGCCAAGATCAGCAGCGAAGTCGACCCCGAGAAGGCAAAGGCGGCGCTCGATGCGCTGGAGAAATCCTTGCGTACCGGCGACCTGTTTGCAGACATGCAGGTCAAGGCCGCGCTTACGGCCTACTCGCAAAACAAAGAGCTGTATGAGCAGCTTAAAAACGACTCCAAAAATTCGTCGGGGATTCTGGACAAGAACCTGGCTGAGCGCCGCGAAACATCGGCGCAGCAGTGGTCCGAGCTGTCGCAATCGGTCGATGACTCGATGCGCAGCATTGGCGATGCCATCCGGCCCGCCACGGACGCGGCCGCCAAAGGCCTGACGTGGGTGGCGAAGGGCATCGCCGGCCTGTCGGACAAGTTCCCAGGCATGGTAATGGGCGCTGCCGGCGTGACCGCCGCTGTTGCGGCGCTGATCACCACGTTTAGCGCTGCCAAGATCGGGATTGGCGTCTTCAACGTGGCGCGCGGCTCGATCATGGGGCGCACCCGTGGGCGTAACGCGGGCGGTGCCGGCGATGCGCTGCCCAAGACGGGCAACCGTGCTGTGGATGCCGGGCTGGGCGCCTTGGGCAAGGTCTTTGGCGGCGCAGCGGCCAACGATGGCGGCTCAGGCCTCAGCAGCGAGCCGCAGCGCGTCTTTGTGGTCAATGCCGGCGCACTGGGTGGGGGTGTCGGTGGCGGCGCCGCTACGGGCGCCGGAGCGCGCGCAGGGAGTCGCCGCAGTCGTCGCCGCGCCCGGCGGCAGGGTGCAACGTCTCGCGCCGCGCCACGGCCGGCGGCTAAAGCACCACGGCCGGCCGTCAAGGCGCCAAGCGTGCCGATTGCGCCGAAGGCTCTGGCCGAAGGTGCGGGCGAGCTGGCCGGGCTGGGCAAGACGGTCAGCAGCATTCGCAACGTCACCCGGCTGGCCAAGCGCTTGCCGGGCGGCAACGTGATTGACGCGAGCATGGGCGCGATTGATGTGGCCATGAATGCCACCACTCAAGACGAGAAGGCCGAAGGCTACGGCGGGGCCGCTGGCGGCTTGGCCGGGGCTATGGCCGGCGGCGCGATGGGTGCGGCGCTTGGTTCTGTGGTACCGGTGATCGGGACCGTGATCGGCGGCGCCATTGGTGCGGCCATCGGCGGTATGGGTGGTGAGTCGCTGGGCGGGTTCCTCGGTAAGAAGTGGTTCGGCGAGGATGAGGAAAAGCCCGAGGAGCCGGCGCCGGCGGTCAAGCAAGAAGATCCGCCCGCCGCGCCTGTATCGCCGGCAGCGTCTTTGCCGCCGCCTGTGCCTGTCTCGCTGGCCGCGTCTGCAGTACCGCCGGCGCCGGCGATTTCGTATGACCCGCGTGACCCTGATTCAAAAGACCCGTACCTCGTGCCGGCACTGACGGCCAACAAGGTTCGGTTTCCTGGGGCTGCGTTGGCCAAGTCGCCGGCGGCGCCCGAAACGCCTGCAGCGCCGGCTGTTTCGTATGATCCGCGTGATCCCAACTCGAAAGATCCGTTCCTTGTGCCCGCACTGACGGCCAATCGCGTGCGCTTCCCTGGTGCCGGCCTCGCGCCGCCAACGGGCAACGTCGTGCGGGATATGGCGGCAACGGCAGCACCTGCAGCGAGCGCCCCGGAGCTGGCCAAGGCGGCAGCGCCGAAGGGTGAAGCGCCGAAGGTTGACCAAGCCTTCACGTTCTCGCCGACCAGCACAATCACGGTGCAGGGGGATGTTAAAGACCCTGCGCAGCTGGCCCGCGAGCTTGAGCCGCACATGCGCGCCCAGTGGGAGGCGTTCCAGCGCGAGCAGGGCGCCCGCATGGCCTCAACTCAACTATATGATGCTGCACACCTGTAAGGGGGCGATATGGCCTACATGGAGTTAATGGGGTCGACGCTGTCGTCACTGATCGCGGCCGGGGAGGCTGGCCGGACTAGCCTCGACGGCATGTTGGGGCCGCTCAACGGGGCGGTCAGTGATATGACAGGGGCGGCCTCGGAGCTGGAAGGCATCCCGTTTATCGGGCCTGCCATCGGCGCCAAGCTGCAGCGGACCATGCGGGCGATCAACGCCGCCCAGTCCGCTGTTGGCCAGGTGGCGGCGACCTATAGCCGGGTGGTGACTGCAGCCAGTCAGGTGCAGGAGCGAATCGGCGCCGTCAAAGAGCAGGCCGCGCGGGCGGGGGCGGCGATCAACCGCATCGCCGGCAAGATCAGCCCGTCACTGGGCAACATCGTGCCGACCGGCGCCCTGGGCGTTGAGGCCACCCCGGCGGCCGAGGCGGTGAAGCCGTTCCCGCATCTGCTGATCATGCAGCCGCTCGATCCCAAGCTTGAGCCGTATTACTTCAACATGGACACGGCCGGCTTTGACGAGCTGCGCCGGCAGACGGGCTTTCGGTGGGCTGGCCAAGAGCGGCTGACGCGGGACATTGCGCAGCAGGCGGTCGGCCAGGGTGAAGACAAGCTGACGATCAAGGGCGCGATCTACCCAGGCTTCAAGGGCGGTATCGGCCAGCTGAACACGCTACGCACCATCGGCCGCCGCCTGCAGCCGCTCAGCCTGATCACAGGGTATGGCGAGGTGCTGGGCAACTGGTGCTTAACGAACGTGGACGAAGACCAAGGGGCGCTGCTGCCCGGCGGTATCCCGCGCAAACAAGGGTTCTCGCTGGAGTTCGTGAAGTATGGCGATGACATGC